GGATAAGCTCAGGAAGGCAACCATTAATTGGGTACTAGAACCACTAGGTAAAAATACTACCCATAAATATTTGGACAAAAAATTTTGGCTGGATTCCAGCGATAGTCTGATGTATCAGGGTAAAGCGCCTGAACTCTCCGACACACGTCGGGCACGTATGCCTGCCTTCTTTGAACATGCAAACCCAAATCTCCCACAATACGCTTGATCTCTTAGATGTAAGAGGCATGACAGCCAATGCCATGCTTGCTAAGTTAGATGAAACGTTTCCACCCACCAACCCTACACCTGAAGATACAATGGAAAAGATCATGTACCGATCCGGTCAGCGTAGTGTCGTTGAGTGGGTCATTAATTATATGGAGGAAAACTAGTGGCTTTAACTTACCGTCAACTACAAGACTTTACAGGTAATCAATATAAAGCGCCAGAAGGTGTGAATCTTGATGCTCCGAGCGTATGGAGCGGACCTGTAAAAGTAACACCCGCACAAAGGGATTATCTTTTTAATTATGTTGGGCAAAGGTTTAACATGACTCCTCAGCAAGTAGAAGCTGCGGCTATGAATGTCCCTTCTTTAGCACTGGAGCAGAATCAACCTTATGCTCCACAAGTTCAAACAGTTCCCATGGCACCTACTGGTGACTATGGGCAGATGTTTGCAAATGCTCAAGCACAAACATCAGCTGAAATTGAACGAGCTACAGCCCCACTGTTTCAAACTATTAAAGGACTTGAAGACCAACTAAAGTTTAATGCCCAAAACTTTCAACAATCAGAAGAAGCAAGGAGAACTTCTATAATAAATGCAGCTCGCGGAATTGGTGGAGTTACTAATGCTATGCAAATTCAACCTGCATCAAGAAGCACTAGTTCTGATTCATTTAAAATTAGGGGTAGTAGGCGTGGTGTTTCTGGAGCAAATCCAAATGAAGTCATTCCTTCTGCAGTAAATATTTAATTTATTTAAAGGAGAAAATTAATGGCTATTGAAACTTGGTCACCACAAGGTACTGGTCTATTCAGTGGATTTCCTCAGAAACCTGAAGGTGAAGGCTGGACGGTTACTGGCTATCGAGATATTAGGACACAAAACCCTAGATTTGGTTCTGGGTATTCTACTTCACAAGTTCCTATTTATACTCGATCCACCAAACCAGCACCAGCGCCAGCTGCACCGGCTGCACCAAAGCTGACAATTAGAGATCTCTATCAAACAGTTCTTGGCAGAGAACCTGATCCAGAAGGAGCCTCTTATTGGGAAACCGTTTTTGGTCCTGAAATTGATGCTGCTGAAGCGGCTGCTTTTGGCATAGCTGCAGGTAAAGAGTTAAACCCACCTCCTGCACAAACTGCACCAGTTGAAACAGCTAGTCAATTTCCAACACCTACTTACGAGCCACCGCCAGATATTATGTCAAGCGGCGCTCAGGCTGGTCCTGATTTTGCAACTATGTTTGCAAATTTGCAAGATCAGACTCAAAGTCAGCTGGCACAAATTATTGGTCCGCTGATGCAGACTATTAGCCAAGTGCAGAATCAAATTATTGATGAAGGCGCAGCTCGGCAAGAGGATTATAGACGTATGGCTGAGGCAAGCCGTGCTGCTCAAATTAACCAAGCACGCTCACAAGCTGCCGGTAATTTGCAAATTCAACCAGCATCGACAAGTCGTTCAGCTGGTGGTACAGAGGCATTTAAGATCCGTAGACAAAGGTCTAGTATGCTTGATCAAAATATCCCTGATCAATTTATTAACACATTGAATATCTAATGTCTGCTAAATCACGTTATGACAGATTGTCCTCTGACCGTTCCCAGTTTCTCAACACTGCTAGACAAGCAGCAGATTTAACTCTTCCATATCTTATCCGAGAAGATGAGGTCTATACAAAAGGATCCCTCAAGTTAACTACTCCTTGGCAAAGCGTCGGAGCGAAGGGTGTAGTCACTCTGGCATCTAAACTGATGCTAGCTCTACTACCTCCTCAAACCAGCTTCTTTAAGCTACAGGTAAATGATTTGAATCTTGGACAAGAGTTAGGACCTGAAATTAAATCAGAACTTGACTTGTCGTTTGCTAAAGTTGAACGTACTATCATGGAGTCTATTGCAGCTTCCAGTGATCGAGTAATTGTTCATCAAGCACTTAAGCATCTTGTTGTGGCTGGCAATGCTCTTATCTACATGGGCAAGGATGGCCTTAAACTTTATCCTTTAAATAGGTATGTAGTTGATAGAGATGGTAACGGTAATGTTATTGAAATCGTAACAAAAGAGACAGTCTCGAAAAAAATACTTAAAAAATTTTATCCGGATTACGAACTGAAGGAGCCAAACTCTCCTTCGGATAATTCATCTCGACATGATGATGAATGTGATATTTATACCCACGTCGTGTTGGATAACAATCGTTGGATTTGGCATCAAGAAGTAGAAGATAAAGAACTTCCCAAATCAATGGGTAAAGCACCCATCGATGCTAACCCTTGGCTAGTTCTGCGTTTCAACCATGTTGATGGTGAAGTCTATGGACGTGGCAGGGTGGAAGAATTCATCGGAGATCTGAAGTCACTTGAAGCACTATCACAGGCTCTTGTGGAAGGTAGTGCTGCTGCTGCTAAGGTAGTATTTACAGTCAGCCCTTCCAGCACTACCAAGCCTGCTACCCTTGCCAAGGCGGGGAATGGTGCTATTATTCAGGGTCGCCCTGATGACATTGGTGTAGTGCAGGTTGGTAAAACTGCTGACTTTCAGACTGCCTATCAAATGGCAGGTACATTGTCCCAACGAATCAGTGAAGCGTTCCTTATTCTTAATGTGAGGGATAGCGAGCGCACAACTGCTGAAGAGGTTAGGATGACTCAACTTGAACTTGAACAGCAACTCGGTGGACTATTCTCCTTGTTGACTGTTGAGTTCCTAGTACCATATCTTAACCGTAAATTGAGTGTTGCACAAAAGACTGGGGAGATCCCACGTCTACCTAAAGGTGACATTGTAAAACCAACAATCGTTGCAGGTATTAATGCTTTGGGTCGGGGACAAGATCGTGAAAGTCTTGCTCAATTCCTTACCCTTATCTCTCAAACTATGGGTCCCAATGCAATTGCTCAATACATTAATCCTGAAGAAGTTGTCAAACGTTTGGCAGCATCCTCTGGTATTGATGTTTTGAATCTTGTTAAAACTATGCAAGAAATTCAACAAGAGCAGCAAGCTGCCATGCAACAACAGCAGCAGATGGCTCTTGCACAACAGGCTGGACAGATTGCCTCTGTGGAACAACGCAGGGAGCAAGCTGGTATGCAGATGCTACAACAACAAACCCAATAACATCCACCATTTAAATGAGCGAAACACTTACAATGAATGAAACCCCTGCTGATCAGCAACCTCTAAACTCTGATGAGCAGAACTCTCTAGCTGTTGCAGAATCTAACGAAGCTGAACAACAGCAAATGTTTGCTGGTAAATTCAAAGATCCTCAATCTTTGGAACAGGCATATCTTGAACTACAAAGGAAATTAGGAGAATCACGTGATGATGTACGGACCAATGAAAGGGACCAAAGGTACGAAGAAGCCGAAACCAGTGAAGAAGTAGAGGATCGAGCTGAACAGAAAGCTGATGTACTGACTGAGGCGCAAGCTCAACAGCTGTTTGAAATGGTTGGTGGTCCAAAAGCCTATCAATCTATGATTAAATGGGCAGCTGAAAACCTTTCACAAGCAGAAATTGATATGTACGATTCTGTTGTCGGTCGTGCAGAACCTAATTCTGTATTTTTTGCAGTACAAGCATTGGCTAGTAAATATTCAGAATCAGTAGGTCAAGACGGTCAGTTGTTGACAGGCCGTACAGCTGGCGGATCTAAAAATGTTTTCCGCAGTCAAGCTGAATTGGTACAAGCGATGAACGACCCACGTTATGATAACGACCCCGCTTATCGTGCAGATGTCATGCGTAAACTTGACAACTCTGACATCCAATTCTAATGAACGACACAAACATCTGGGCTAAAGAACCACCTATTATTATGACTGATCATCCCTACGGTATCCCCCACAACGAACGTGCTGAGCAGCTTAACGGACGCCTGGCTATGCTTGGCTTTGTTGCAGCAATCGGTGCTTATGTATTTACTGGTCAAATTATTCCTGGAGTATTCTAATGGCTAAGGCTGGACTCTACGCTAACATCCACGCTAAGCGTAAGCGTATCGCTGCTGGTAGTGGAGAGAAGATGCGTAAACCTGGTGCTAAAGGAGCACCGACTGCAGCTCAATTTAAGAAGGCTGCTAAGACTGCCAAGAAGAAATAGTATTGGCAAGTCCGTCAATACTGCGCGTGTATTGGCGGATTAGTTGGAGTAATCAATATTAAAGTTCTTCGCTTTATTATTATGATTCCTATTCTAACTACTCTGT